GGAAGATAGGTACGCATACGAACTGGTGGTTGCCAGTGTCGATATCAAATGCGTTGCCTCTCTTCGTGGTGATACCAGACTTCTTAGTGACCATCTTGAATGCAAGATTGCCACAAGCAAAGACTAGCTTAGGCTTTACCTTGTCGATGGTTTCCCATAGGTGCTGGCGACATGCGTGAGTGTCAGCAGTCTTCATGTCTGCCTCACGCACAGTAGGACACTTTACGGCAGCAGAGAAGGAAACACGACATCCACCTGGGAGATCTGACCCCACCAGAATATCAGTAAGCGTCTCCAGATCTCGGCTGTTAAAAGGATTACTCCTCCCATTATGGTAAATGAAAGAGTCAGAAAGAAATAGAACATCAGCTTCGTCCAGAGATTCATAATCTTGAATGCAATGGGTTGCTTTGTTCCGCTTGAGTTGGGAACATCCTTGACAGTAGGGGTGAATGGGAGCTTCTTCATAGAGGTTGGAAAGTTGCATTAGGGTTTACACTATAATAGTTAAGTATGACTAGACATTACATCGACAACAAACGCTTCGAGGAGTTAATAGTATTGTACCTCGAAGATCGAAAGACCTATGAGGATGAATTGTTTTCCATGTTCGACATTCTCATATCGAATGTAATGGGTGCATTCAACTTTGATGTAGATCCAGAAGATGCAAAGCAGGATTGCTTCGTGTTAATATTGAAGACGCTCCAAAATTTCAATCCTGAAAATGGGAGCGCCTTCAATTATTTTACAACCGTTATCGTTAATAATTTAAAACTAGTCTATACGAAGGACAAAAAGTACGCGGAAAAGATCAAGGCGTTTGAGGAATTGCGAGGGTATCGAGACCCAACTCAGCCCTGATAGACATCGGGTTGTCATACACCCGTGTCACCTTTCCGTCTACACATACTAGACCTGGGACCTTTGATTTAAAGATCACAAAGGCGTGAGGTAGCTCAAAGTAATCAACCTCATAGAAGTCGATCATGGCTTCCTCATAAGCCTCGTCTAGTTCTTGGATAATCTTCTTACCCTGGAGATCCCAGGGGGAAGTAACAAAAAACATCGTGGGTTGCTTGCTCTGGCGAGCTTGCTTGACCACTTTGTTCAGGTGGTTTTCACTCCTCAGTTTCTTCAGTTTCATTTTCTTCTTCGATGATTTCGGGACCTTCGGACTGCTCCTCTTCTTTCTTCATCTCTTCTTGCATTCTACGGATGATTGCATCCTCCATGCTCTTGAGACCAAGAATAAAAGCAGCCTTTACAAACTCCTCTTCAGTGTTGTCATTAACATTCACTGCGTTGAAGAAGTTCTTGAAGGCTTCTCCCTCTTCTTTAGTTAGATTGAATTGTACTTTCATTCGTCCGTTTCTCCTGGTCAGGATCCTAAGTTTCTTAAAAGATAATTTATTTGCAAGCAATCTGGAATCGCTCATGTTCTATAATAGTAGTGGAGTATATAGTAATGGAAGATAATTTCGATTTATCTAAGCTGCGGTCCAAGCCGAAGCGCAAGAATAGTAGAGCGAAGGGTGCAGCCTTCGAGAACAAAGTCGCCAAAATCCTCAATGAAAGATTCGATACAAAAGAGTTTGCCAGGACCCCAGGGTCAGGAGCTTTCGCAACGACACATACGCTACCGAAACATCTACAAATCCAGGGAGATCTTATCACTCCTCAGACATTTGCATACATTATAGAATGCAAGAAGGGGTATAACAACCTCGGCTTCAACTCCATGTTAGATTTTCAATCAAAACTTTGGGAGTGGATAGAACATATGGAGCGAGACGCGGCGTCCGCAGGAAAAGCACCGATTCTTTTTATGGCTCAGGATCGGCAGCCTATCATATCAATACTTGAGTATAAAGAAGAAATAATAAACTATACTGATTCATATAGTACATTAATAAGTAAAGAAGGTAAAGAGTATATCATGCTCTATATGGATGACCTTCTAAAGATACATAATCAGTTCTTCTTTAAATAATTAGTATTTACATACCCATTACCTGACGCCCTACCTTTACCTGCTTTCATCTCAAAGGATCCATCTTGATCTATAGTTATCTTTGAAGATCCTAAGGTTACATTACGCTGAGATTCTGGGTCTAGAAGTTCTAGCAATGGATTAACGATAGAATCATTTTGATCATGCCTATAGGTATTACCTGTTCCTAGTATGTGAATGGTTGATTGAGGTTTAATACCTGTACTGTCTACTCCCATGGAGGCTTGTAATGCTGCAATGGCTGCAAGTCCTCCTTGGGATTTTCTTTTATTAACAGTACCATCGTCGTTATACTCTAGAGAATTCTTAAGGTTTAACATCATAAACTCTCTATCAAGCATACCCAGGACAGCCTTATTATCCCCACCTTTCTGGTAATCAGACAGAACCTTTTTCATAGCTCTTATAGTTTCTTTGTCTGCTCCAGCTTGTCTAGCCATTTCTTCTATTTGTTTAGATAGGAATGTCTTAACATTACCTACAGACATAGATCCTGTTTGAAAGTCTTTATCTAGAAGTTTTTTAAGATTGGATGAAGTTCGTTGCATCTTTGTAAGCACTTCTTTTCCAGCAGCTTTAGTATTATCATCAACACCTAAAGCATCCCAAACATATGATCCATGCTTATCACCATCGTCTAACAGTCTACCTGCCTCAGTCTCTATACTGTAAGCAGTTCCAACCTTTACCTCACCTTCATTTCCATAGGTTTTAAGTGAGTCCTTAATCAAGAAGTAATGCTCTTGAGTAGGTGTTCCTATTTCTTTTTGTACCTCAGGCGCTAGGTTCTCAAATTTGACTTTGTGCATGACTGTGCCTTCAGGTAAATTTATAGGCTTCTGCTTCATTACATAATCAACATCAGACTTATCACCCTTGCCAGCAGTACCACCTACCCTTACTGCATAGTCTGCTCCAATGTTCTTAGCGAATGTGGCTGACTCTAACAGGTACGATTTCAAGTATGCCTTAGCAAAGTTCTTAACATCATCAGCAGCACTGATTCCGAAAGCTTCTAACTCATCAATCATCTGCTGGTATTCCTCGTCCAGTATGTTTTCACCAGCGTCGATATCCTTACGCAGTTCTAATCTTCTGAAAGCTTCTTCACCGAACTCAGAGTAGATGTCCATGATCATCTCTTTCGCTTTACTAACATTACCTTTGGCAAAATGGAATGCAGCTACCTGAACTTTTTCACTAACCTCTTTGATCATGTTACTTACATTTCCACCATCTCCAGTAGCATTAGCTTTAATTTCTTTAACAGGTATATGCCACTCAGATGCGCCCTCCTTATAACATGCGTCAAGCTTATCATTGTATTGAGAAGCCATAATGTTAAGAGGATTCTCTTTAGCTATACTTAAGGAGATACCGAAACCGTTTGCCTCGTAAGAGTTTTTAAAGAATATACTACCTGATTCACTTATCCTTACTTTATCTGCAACATCGGTCATGTTGTCAACACTTTGCTCACAGGTAGATGCATTCTTAAAAGCTTTAGAAAACTGCTCCATAGTTTCAAGAGATCCTTGCAGTGCTGTAAGTTTCAAATCAGGATCTAATGCAAACCCGATGAAATCTGATCTTTCAAATTTAACAGCCTCTCTACCTTTAGATAATTCTTTTTCTAAGTTGTAGGCTAACGATCCTCTGGAAGCTCCACCTAATACCTTTTGAAGAAGTTTACGCTCACTTATTTCCGTTACTGAATCCTTTGCGTTTTCAAATATAGATTTAAGTGTTTTAGAAGTCTCTGGAAGTATGGCGTCTAGTCTCTTTAGCCTATCTCTATCGTCTTCATTAAGTTGAGAGAATACGGGGTCCATCTCATAAGGATCTACCTCAGGAACCCCTGTCTGTTGAGTGGTTTCATCACCCCCTTCTTCCTCGGTTCCAGCATACCAATTATTTATCTTAGATTTAAGCTCAGGATCTTGAGGTATAGCGTTAACCTGTACAGGGAAGCTACCAAAAGGTCCACCCTTAGCCCTTACTATATTCTGATCATCAGTGTAGAGTATAATGGTAGGGTCTTTCACCCCTTGACCATTAGGATGACTCAAAGGAAGCTCTTGTCCAGGTGCAGGCATAGGCTGACCCGTTAACCACATTAAACCTTCATTAGCTTCATGTAGTCTAGAGTAACTCTCTAAAAGCAATCTTGCAAACTTCATCATATTATTATATTAAAAAAGCCCAACCCAACGAAAGCTGGGTTGGGCTTTTATTACAGTTAAAGTATATCAGCGAGCGAGGTTCAAGCCACCAAGAGATAATGCATTCAAGAGTGAAGATCCTTCAGGAGTCTCGTACTCACCATTGTAAACTTCGATGAAGTCGTAACGGAATTTTACCTCAATGGTATCAAACTCTGAAGTTGAGTAATTCTTCTCACCTCTAGTGTAGGACTTAGGGTAAGCACCGATAAGATCAATAACAGAAACGATCTCACCTGCACCGTTGAACTCACGGATTCTAGCCTTGGTTTTGTAGCTATCAGGGGTGAAAGACTTACCAGTACGCTGACTGTAAACAGTACCGACATAATCTAGGAGAAGTCTACCCTCTTTGAAGTTGAGTAAGTTATCAAAGGTAACAGTAAGCTCTTGTTGAGAAATCTTACCAGGGTAGTAAACTTTATCGTTCATACGATTTACTTCAATGTCCTCATACTCGAAACCAAAACCACTAATCTGCTTGGCACCTAAGGTTATAGCACGGGCGGTATCGGAAGAGTTTCCTGGGAATCCGGCTGGGATAAATAGTCCGAACTCCCACTGATATGACCTTACTGCATCAAGGTCGGTTGATATGGTAGGAAGTCCAGGGTTGGACAGATTCCTTTTTTCACGATCTAAAAATTGGCTTGCCATTTAAAAATGCCTCCTTATTATGTAGTGGTTACTGATTGACCAGTTAGATTTAGCTCAAAGACAACTATCTCAGCAGTCTTGGTAGGTCTGATGTATATCTTACACCATAGCTGACCTTTTTCTATTCTATCAGGTGTGTTGGTACTTCCATCACAGACAACCTGATAGCTAGTAATGCCGCGCCCTCTTTGAATTGGGTCTAGAAGCTGAGTAGCAAGGTTCTTAACCTGCTCCCAAGTAAGAGGATCGTTAGGCTCGAAAGCGAACTGTGCTGTAGACTGTAGTACAAGCTTTCTTATGATGATCATAAGTCTGCGAACATTTACACGGTCAAGGGCACTCGCCCTTCTTTGTGCAGTTCTTTGACCGTAGATAGCAATACCTTGTTGTGGGAAATTAACAATTGGGTTGATAACATTACCACCGCTGTACATAGCATCACGATCACCCTGAGTAAGTCTTACCTCGACATCAGTAGGTTTGGTGAGTCTACCACGGTTAAGGCCCGCAGGAGCAAACCAGGACTCAGATACGCTATCAGTGAAGCACATCTGTCTCATAGCAAAGATTGCTGGGTCGTACCACTTGTCCTTGCCAGAGAAGGCATCGAACACCTTAACCCAAGGCCAGTAGATAGCAGCCCAAGAAGAATTGATTGCAGAGTCTCGGTCACTTACGATACCAGTACCAAGACCGTTTGACCAATCAAAAACATCCTGAACCCTACTAATACCGAAAGGTGGTGATATTACAGCAAGGAAAAGGTTAGTGCTCTCAGCAAGAGTTACAAGAGCATTTTGAACTCTAGCATCAGTAAATCCAGGGACAGCAGCTACTGTTACTGCAATAAGATCATCGTTGAGAACTTGAAGACCTGTCTTACCATCATCACCGTCTACACCTATGAGGGCAGTTGCTCTGGCATCGTCAGTAGCAGGGATACCGTCAGTGCCTCCAGTAAGTTGGTAAGTACCATTCATAAGCTTTACGAATCTAGGATCTTTAGATTCAACAGTACCACCTACCGCAGCAGAGATTTTAGAACCAAAGGCAGGTAGAGCAGTAACATCAACATCA